TCGCCAGTTTCAGCACGGTATATTGCAGCCGTTTCCTCTGAGTCAAACTCAAAGCCTGAGGTTTTAAACATAGTGCCTTACTATAACATAGTCACCACTTTTAAATGACGATTCACGATCTCTTAGGGTGTGCAAAATATACTCATTGGAACAGCCGAGCAAAGCGTCATTTATATGATTATCGTTTCCGATTAAACTTTCACTGACGATCCTGGTCCAATTCTTTTCTAACGGCATGAACGTTATCAGGCCTTTAGGCCCAAAAGTTTCATTCTTGTGTGCATCAGGTACACTAAAACTATCGCCGAAAATATATAACATTAATTGGTTGCTCCGGTTTCTAATAAAATATTAAAAGACAAGCTAATACGATCCTCATTGGTTGTATTTTCATTAACACTGTGATCTAAATAGCCAGGCCACATACTTATTCTGCCTTGCTCTGGAGCAAATGCATTTTCATGAGCATATGAACTACCGATTGGATTGCATTTTAATGCTTTAAGAGCATTTCTAAAAACTATATCACCGTCTTGCCCGTTCGTTTTAAACCAATATACTCCGCTAACATGGCTAGTGCCGTGATCATGAACGTGAGCATACTGACCGGGCTTAGTCAATGATAGCCATGAAGTTTCTATTGCTGGTTTGTACAGCGGTTTGACATTCATCATTCGCATATAATTGAGACAATGATGCATAATACACGAGGTCATCGCTCTCATTGCTTGGTCTTTTAAAATATTCTCTATAAAATTGCCTTTATTAGATAGGTACATGGTGTGAGAATTCCAAAGGTAATTTTGTCCCCAACCATCTTCTAGATACAGTTTATCAACCACAGTCTGCATCTCGGCTTGTATTTCATTATATTCTTTACTTTCTGTTTTATATGTGTATAAAGGCGTGGGAAATAATGAGTAAATTCGACCCTCGGTTTGATTGTTCATGTTTTTCTCCATCTTTAAATAAACATCATCTGATTAATTCTGTAAGTATCTCCAACGAACCAATCAGGTTGCATTACTGCGGTGTGAACGTCAGTTTGCCTGTATAATACCAATCTATTAAAAGCCATTTCTGCATATCCTAGGTATTGTCCGGTTTCAGAATAAAAAGCTGTGCCGCCGTGAGATTCGTCATTGTAATTTAAATATACCGATGCTGCAAATCTACCCGGATCTGCACTATCTCTATGAGGAGTTGGCTGGTCTTGCCCTTGCATTACATTTACTATAAATGTTATAAACTTAAATGTTTCACGTATGTCTTTATCAATCTTACGAGGACCGTCATTGAAATTTTCACTGATTAGTTTAACAAACGTATCGGCTAAACTTGTTAGATTGATACCAAGACTAATTGACAGGCCGGGGTATGTATTTCTAATCATGCTCTTGGATGCGGGAATAGAAAGAGCCAATTCTCTAACTTTGTCAGGATTAAGATAAAAGTTATCAACAGTGACACATTTGGTATCACCTAACTGATGTACATGTACTTCAAAATTAGGATTAACTGCAAATATGTCTTGTTCATTTATTTTTTTAATCATGCTCTGTCATTATGTTCAATCTCTACCATCATTTTAACAGCTGGAAAATAAATGTAATTAATTCCCGAGTTGTAAAGAGTACGCATGGCATCGTCGATGGTTTCGACCAACGGCTCACCGCCTAGGTTAAAGCTGGTATTAAACAATGCAGGAATACCTGTTTGATTTTTAAATTCTTTAATCAGATTATACCAATGAAAGTTTTGTTCTTCAGTCACTGTTTGAATTCTACAGGTACCATCAACGTGTATAACTGCTGGAATCTTTTCTTTCACACCCGGCTGACAATTCACAGCATACATCATAGAAGGGGAATCTTCCATGCCACGCAGATCAAACCATTCATGTACATCATCTTGTAATACTGATGCAGCAAATGGTCTAAAATATTCTCGTTTTTTAATTAAATTAACAAAATCTTTACCGTCGGCGAATGTCGGATCAAACATCAGTGATCTATTACCTAGTGCTCTAGGACCATTTTCGCATCGTTCTTGAAATAATGCTACAATGTTTTTAGACCTAATAGTTTTAATAACATCTTTGTAATCAACATTTATTGTTACACTGCCACCGTATTTGGCCGCAGTTTCTATAACTGCATCTTCAGTGATATGTTGTACCGGACCTAAAAATAAATTTTCATCTTTTGATCTGACTTTTGTATCTTGAGATGTTTTATAGTAATGATAAAATGCTACACCCATAGCTGTACCTGCATCGTTTGAAACAGGTTCAACATATATCTTTACGTCTTTCGGTAAATGCTGTAAGTAGAAATAGTTAGCAACACAATTCAACCCATATCCACCGCTGATGACAATATTTTTATTACCTGTACGTTCAATTGATTTTAGAATCAAGTCAAGTACTAGTTGTTGCGATTCGGTTTGGACATTGTAGGCCATGTTTCTTCTAGAAGCTAATTGCGTTACATCTTCTGCATTGGCTTCAAGCATTTGTTGCTCGTAACGCTGCATCTGTCGTTGATCGTTGGGGTCAGTTACTGATCTATGAATAACTTTAGGATCGTATACTCTGTCATCTAGCTCAGTATAGGCTTCTTCATTAACCAGTGCGCCATTGGGATAAGTCGGAACAATTAAATTTTTATTTGCTCCGAATTTTTCATAAATCTTTGGAGCTTTGTTTGGCTCACCGTAGGGGAATAGTCCCATGGTTTTACCCGCTTCTATCGAGTCGAATCCACAAAATCTAGTAACAGCTTCGTATGCTTTAACAATACCTGCTTTATCATTAACTATAACTTCTGTACCGTTCCCATCACTATTGTAGTGTTCAGTCCTCCAAGGTCCGTTGCCTCCAAAATGCTTGTACACTTCCTCAAAGTTTGCAGGGTATGAACAATCATATATACTTTCAACTTCAAACATGGTTCGACCGTCTTGGCGTTCAATAAATGTACCTGCACCATCTACAATGATAGCACTTGCTTTATCAAACCCAGATCTATAAAATGCCAACGCGGCGTGACTTCTATGGTGTTGACCGTGATATTTAAATACTTGGGTATCAACATCGTCGATTAATCTCAACTTCCTAGCAAGTGCAGAATACACATCTTGCCTTACATAATCGTTTATTGGTTCGTCATCATCTTGTGTGTGAGAGATCACCAAAAAATCAATCTTATCAGTATAGTCAAGTATTTTAACCATACTCGCAAGCGGGCCGCCGTCATATTTGTAGCGAGATAGTCTTTCTTCTTCAATAGAAAATACAATTTTTCCATCTTTTAAAAGACAAACTCCTGCATTATGCCCTCGAGCAATACCTGCAATGTATCCTGTTTTTTGCATTATTTTTCCTTGTGACATTTATTAAGAACAACCGGGAGTAGAACACCCAGCAGGCGGTTTGGGTTCGACATATGACTTAGCAGTTTTACTCAAAGTATTTTTAATTCCTTTGGTAATTGTCTTGATAGTTTCGTCGGTAAGCACCATTAGATTTTCATTATGTCTATCAATTCTAATGTCTACTGCAACTCTTATTGGGGAATACCTTCTTTCGTCTTTGCCGTTATCAATTATAGTAAGTGTGCTGCTGCCAGGATACGAAATATTTTCAGGGAATGTACCGCCTATAACCACTGTGCCTGGTTTCTTTAGGGCATGTGCAATATGCTGTCCTACCGAGTCACAGCCTAAGAAATAATCAGCATCATTGATAATTGCAGTCCATTGTAATAAACTAACACTCTCTGGTACCATTACTCCTAGTGCTCTGTTTCCAGGAATTTTTAACTCGCTCATCATTATAACAGCATAATCTTTATTCAGTTCTTCAAGTATTTTTATAATATCATCAACTTCAAATGATCTACCACTTTCGTCAATGATAGTATTGCCTTGTATACCAGCTGTTTTTCCAAATGGTTGGAAGATTATTACTTGTTGCTTTTTAAAATGCTTTCTAGCTTCATTGACTAGCTCGTTTGCTTGTGCTATATCCTTTTTGCCAATAAAGATATCGTATTCTTTTGTTTCTGGAATGATTTCGGGCGGAACATCGTAGTTGATCAACATGTCAAACGCCTGCACAAGATTGCATCTTTGAGTAAAGTATGCGTTTAGTTTATACGGTTCGGGAGTTATGATTTCTCTATCTTTTAATTTTTCAAAAAGATTTGGGTCGGTGGCATGATGCACATTACTTGCTAAAATTTTGCTGGTCAAATATAAATCTATCCAACCTTCAACAACAATGACTGCTGTTGGATCAGTATTTTTAACATAGTGCTCTAGTGCGGGAATTGCACATAGTACTCGACCTGCGCCGCCATTTATAAAAAATGCTTTTTTCATTGATATCGTAACCTTTGTTATCTAGTACGATATTTATTTTGAGGGCTGCGCCTCTAAGAATAATGTGAGCGAGCGTTGGGTATTGTGCTGTTGCCAGCACAATACTATTCGAAATTAATAAACGCCTGGGGGTAGATTTTGTAAAGCATCAGCATCGGAGGCATCTCTGTCTTCGATTCTAATAACCTGAACGTGCTCATCTTCAAACTCCATGTTAGGCCCGTCTTCAGGACTCCGCGGAAATCTCACAAGATAATTAGGAACATCTGCCCAATCTGCAGGAAGGTCTCTGAGTTTTTGTCTATAATCCAGCCATTGTTGTTTTAGAGCTTCTGGCATATCTGGAGAAATTTTGCCATCACTTGCAGCTAGTTTTGCATCTCTCATATTTCTAATAAAAGCATCATCTCTAATTCTTTTGTACTCAAAGAATTTAAGCGGTGCTGTATAATCTTCAGTTACGCTTTGTTTATCATAAACAATTCTGATGTCAGAAGGATCTACAACTGTGGCATTTGGTTGATCAGCCGGGCCGACGGCGACTTCGTAGATCTTTGGTTTTTCTAATCCGCCATAGATCAATCCAATTTTGCAGCAGTTTATGTCAGTGTCTGCTTTTAATATTTCTCTTTTCAGATCCAATGGAAGCGGACGATCTGGTTCGTCTTCTGGTGCAAACGCCTGCATCAAATACCCAGTTTCTTTATCGAGCCACATGACTATTTCTTCTGGGCCTTCGTATAACTGTGTACTGGTTTTACCTAACGTATTTTCCAACGAATACAAATGATCCGGTATACTATATGTTAGCATTTTGGTTATATTTGCCATTTATTTCTCCTTAACTATACGTTATTCTAACAAGGCCGCCAGCGCCAAAACTGCCCCAGCAGGCATTCGATGAGTCAGTTGCGTGACCTGCGCCACCACCACCTGGGAAAGCTGCGTGTGCTGAACAGCAGGCCAAGTTGCCTACGCAGCGATGTTTACCACCAATTCCATGAGGAGCCGTCCACGGACCGCTTGGGCCACCTGCTACTGAAAACGCATCAGCACAACAGTTGTATTGATGATTGTATGATCCAGTTGTTCCTCTAAAACACATATCGGACCCGTATACTGGTGTATCGCAGGCATGGTTAACCCAACCGGCATTGTAGTTACCTACGCTACACTGTGTGTTACCAATGTGGCAGTTATAGCAGTTTGCGATCATGTCCCATGAAGTTGATCCACCCATGCCGCCAATAGCACAGAAGTTGCTCAAGCCAGTGCCATTGACAAAACTGGTGCATCCATGACGACAATTTTGATTACATGAACAGCAGCAGCTACAGGTTGATGAACCAGCAGCACACACCGTGTATACCGTGCCATCTGTAAATCCATGCACTGATTTTTGCAGTGTTCTTACGCCGTAATTGCCACCTTGGCCACCAGCGCCGTGGTCGTGGTCACCACCTGATGAGCCACCTGGGCCACCACCTGATAGTATTTCAAACTTAATTGATGTGGTTCCCGTGGGCACTGTAAAAGCGCAACAACGGCCACCATTCTCTGGTGTCCAATTGTTGGGATTCCAGACATAGATTTCATACTGTTCTGCGATTTTACATTGATGCTGGCTATTAGCATACACGATACCACAATTTGATAATTGTACTGGCATTTTCTAATTTCTCCTTAACTGTACGTTATTCTAACAAGGCCACCGGCGCCAAAGCTGCCCCAGCATGCACTAACTGATGCGGTTGCGTGGCCTGCACCACCACCACCTGGGAAAGCTGCGTGTGCTGAACAGCAGGCCAAGTTACCCACGCACATATGTTTACCGCCAATTCCGTGTTGTGCTGAAATTGGTCCAGAAGGTGCTCCTGCAACAGAAAAGTGATCAGCGCAACAGTCGTATTGAGCATTGTATGATCCCGATGTTCCTCTAAAACACATATCGGATCCGTATACTGGCGAGTCACACACGTTGGTAATCCAACCAGCATTATAGTTGCCCACGTTGCATTGAACATTACCAATGTGGCAGTTATAACACTGTGAGATCATGTCCCATGAAGTTGACCCACCCATGCCGCCAATAGCACAGAAGTTGCTCAAGCCAGTGCCGTTAACAAAACTGGTGCATCCGTGGCGACAATTTTGGTTACATGAACAGCAGCAGCTACAGTTTGATGTGCCAGCAGCACACACTGTGTATACTGTGCCATCTGTGAATCCATGCACTGATTTTTGCAGTGTTCTTACTCCATAATTGCCACCTTGACCTCCACACCCGTGGTCGAAGTCACCACCTGATGAGCCGCCTGGGCCACCACCTGATAGTATTTCAAATTTGATCGATGTGGTTCCAGTAGGAACCGTAAAAGCGCAACAGCGACCACCATTCTCTGGTGTCCAATTGTTGACATTCCAAACATAGATTTCGTTTTGTTCTTCAATGCGGCACTGGTGCTGTCCGTTTGCATAGATAATACCACAATTTGATAACTGTACTGGCATTCTTAATTCTCTCTTTTCATAATTTCAATTTCTTCTTTTAGAGATTTAACAGCCTCTATCAGCAAGGGAATTAGTTTGTCATATCTTACAGCAAGATACCCGTCATCTCTTTCAACTACAGCTGATGGTATTACTTCTTTTACTTCTTGAGCAATAACTCCCACGTCCTGCATGGTGCGTTCTGGGTACATTTCTTGCGCAATTTTATTCCAGTGATATTGATATCCTGATAATTTTAACAATTTTTCTAGGCTGTTATCAATCTTTGAAAGATTTTCTTTTAGTCTGCTATCTGAAGATGCATATGAATATATATCTGCACCTACATACAAAGCACCACTGATACCAACACCGCCAGTAACTACTAAGGTTCCAGTGGTAGTGCTCGAAGCAGCAGAGGCACCTGCTAAACTCAACCTACCAGTGCTTGGCTGATACGTCATTTTAGTAGTTGACACATTTGAACTAGTGATAGCTCCTGAGGTAGCTGTAGTGAACAACGGATAATGTGTAGTAGCAGACGCTGTTTGATCAGAAACTGTTACAGATTTACTAGTCCACGATAGTGTGCCTGACGCATTAGTGGTTAGTACTTGATCTGATGTGCCATCTGCAGCTGGCAGTGTCCATGTTACATTAGCTGCTACTGTTGCAGGAGCTTGAAATCCCACCCAATTTGAGCTATCACTATCTGCGAATCGCAAATCAGTCTGTGCATTTAATTGAACATTTGCAGTAGAAACAACCTGGCCAGTTCCGCCCGGGCTAAGAGTGATATTCTGATCCGCCGCTGTGGACAAGGCTGAGTCGGGCGAAATTTGAACAGTTCCTACTAGTGTTGAACTACCTACAAGTCCGCCTGTTATTTTTCTTGCCATGATCTTATCCTTTTATTAAGCTGTTGATGTTTCAATACCGTAGACCACAGCATTTACACTAGCAGCACTAGATCTTACCACTAGTAATTTTCCTGCATCTATTACAACGCCTGTACGCTCCAGTACACCCTTAGCACTTAAACTGGTATCATATTCGATATATTCAGAATCTGCTGGTGTTGCTGACGATGATATCGCTACTCTGACAGTCACTGCTGATGCACTCCTGTTTACTACACTTACAGTAACCACTGAAAATGTGTTTGCGGGTACTGTATACAGAGTAGTATTGGTCGCCGCTGATAGATCTGCTACTCCTAGTCTTCCTGTTGCCATAATTTATTCTCCATGTATGTATTTAGTTCAAAAAGTAATTGAGTGCTAACGGTAACCCGATAACTCCGCCTCTGAAATCAAAGGTAGCATTCATTTTAATTGGTCCTGTTGTTGTGGTAGTGATTATGTTAGAGCTGATAAAAATACTACCTGCTGTCACTGAGTTAACGTTCAAGCTAGCACCACCACCACCAATCTGGCTGGCGATATAGGCTTTGATAGCTCTTTGTGTCGGTACGATATTATCTGAATCTGCCGTAAAGAACGGGTCTGTTGAGAATTCAGTAATCGTAGCTGATCCGCCGCCTAATGTAACATTACCTAGATTAAGTTCTTGCAATCCACTGATATTAAACGCATCAGCATTTAATGTAGCAACACCAGTACTTTGTTCAATAGCAAACAAGTCACCAACTCTAAAATTACCATCTTGGTCTGTGGCTGTAAAGAACACACGACCGCCACCACTTTCAACAGTTTCGTTGGCCGGAATTGGCAGTTGTGTTGGTAGTCCTGGATAGTTGGTTTCAGTAAAATTACCGGTACCGATATCTAAGAAATCGTGTCCGGTTAATCTAACCTGACTGTAACGCAATCTAGTTGTCACTGTGACAGCGTCATCGGGTGCTTCTGATATAGTTAGTGTTGGGCTTATTTGTAAGAATGCTGTGTAAGCGCCAGCATTAACGCCTAAGAATGTGATCACATTAACTAATTTGAATGTACGGTCTGGTAAGTGTCCAAACACCACGTTAGATCCAGGAGTTGGCTGGGCGGAAATCTGTCTCACTGCCACAAACGATCCTGGTTGGAATACATTTGCATAACCGTCGCCAATATCCACTTCACAGCTACTGGTCACATACTGAGAGCCTCTGTTGATGAATGATGGGTTAGCCAATACACCTAATCCTTTTCTTACAGTTACTGGAGCTTCAAAAGTATTGTTAGGATCTGTAAATGTTATGGTTGGTTCAGTAGTATATCCTGATCCAGGCTCAGTGATATTAACTTGGAATATCTTGTTAGATGCTACCCTTGCACGAGCTCTTGTAGTGGCTCCTGTTCTGATATAAGTGGCTACTGTACCTGAGCCAGCACCAACTCCCACAAATTGTCCATAACGATTTCTATTACCAAATGTCACCGCTGAGAATCCGCTGGCCGCTGTGGATGTAGTTCTTGCGGTCCATGTAATTCCGTCTGGTGATGTTGCTGCTGCTGTGGTTGTACTCACAGCAAGGAACACTCCCTGACCGTATGTGATCTTAGTCCAAACTGCTGTTGTAGGTAATGTACTAGCTGTCCAGGTAATACCGTCTAAACTATAAGCAGCTATTGTACCACTGGTGGTTGAAATAGCAACAAATCTATTATTACCATAGGCAATGCTGTTCCAGTTTGACGAACTTGGTAATGCGCCTGCGGTCCATGTGCCTGTTCCTGTGGTAGAATAATTAGTAACAGACGTTCCGCTCTTGATTGCTACAAATCTGTTTTTGCCGTAAGCGACTGCTGTAAATCCAGTTGTGGTTAAGGTACCAGTTTGATCCCAAACCTCACCGTCACCACTAACTCTCACTGTGGTTACATCGCTGCTGATAGCTACAAATTTCTGTCCTCCAAATCCCCCAAAGGCCACATCGACCCAAGTAGCAGAAGTCTGTATGCTAGCGGCAGTCCATGTGATACCGTCCGCAGAATATGCGGCTGTGGTATTGGCACTGCCTCCTGCTACTGCTACAAATCTGCTGACCTTACCCACTGTGGAACCGTCATCAAATAATCCGTGTGTAACAGCAGACCAATTAGCTCCGCTAGGCATCAAGCTAAGTTGTGAAGTCCAATTAACGCCATCCTCTGAAGTTGCTCCTATTTGAGAGCCAGCACGTAACGCTACGTATCTACCGCCTATACCGTATCCTGCATGATCAAAGTTTAAGATCGCTCCGGTTGATGCATTAACTGCGGTGATAGTTATTACTAGATCATTAGCTGTACTTAACCCACCTAAACTAGTACCTAGTATAGTAATAGTCTGTAATCTCGTATAACCTGTACCTGCTGACTGTATAGAAGGTGTATATTTCCAGCCGTTTCTAATTACACTAAACGTAGCACCAACACCTGAACCAACATAGGTGCCTGTAACTGAT